CTTCTGACCCACCCCACCCCCACACAGGCCCGCACATCGCGGGCTTTTTTACGCCCATGACCACTTTGCAATTCCTACTCGACAAGTGCCACGAGGACGCCGATTGCTTGCTCTGGACCGGCTCGCTCAGCAAGTCATCCGGGCACCCCAAATACAACAACAAGGCCGTACGGCGGCTGGTTTATGCGCTCGCCAAAGGATGCATCCCAGCTGGGCACTACGTGACAGTGACATGCGACTGCCCGGCCTGCCTCAACCCCCAGCATCTGAGGCTGACCACCAAGGCGGAAATTACCGCCAAGGCCCACAACTGCCCCACGGTCAAAGCCAAGAAGGTCATCTCATGCGCTAAAGCCAGCCGCAAGACTGCGAAGCTGACGATGGAGAAGGCCCGGGAGATTAGGGCATCGATCAAAACCTGCGACGAACTTGCTCTTGAGTACGGCGTGAATCGCACGTTGATCAGCAAGGTGCGCTTAAACAAAGCATGGCGTGAAAACCATGCATCTCCATTTAATGGGCTCGGAGCCCGCTAGGAGCAAAGACATGAGCAATGAAAAGGAACGCGAGTCGGATGCGCTCATCCGCAAACTGCGCGCTGTGTTGGACGAGTCGCGCAGCTACATCGGCGCACCGACTTTCAGCCCGTCAATGGACAGCGAGGCCGCTGAGGCCGTCGAATTAGCAGATCAATACTTGGCCGGTCGCGCATCTCTTGACAGTAGCCCCGAGCCCTGCAAGCACGAATCAGATGGCTTGACATACACCAGCATGCCTCCGCAGCTGCGGTGCAAGAAATGTCGCGCGTTCTACGGGCGTGGCGCATCCCTGCCACTGCCTGCTGCGGGACAAGAGCCGGTGGCGCACCTTTGGCAGCATGGCGAAACAGGGCGCACGCGCGTCGTGATGCCGGACATGATGGTGGACGCAGATGCAAGCTGGCAGGCGGTTGGCCCGCTGTACTTGGGCGCCGCCCCACAGCCTGCAGTAGCAGCGGGGTGGGTGAGCGTGGAGGATCGCCTGCCGGAGCCAGGCAAGCCAGTGCTCCTGGACATTGGCAAGAAGCACCCAATCCGCGCGATGTGGGTGGCGAAATACACGCTGCCTGTCGGGCTGGAGGATGACTCTGGCTTTGGAGAGTACGACGAGGAAAAAGACGAGTGGTTTTGCCCCGAGGGCTGGTACGAGTGGAACCAGCACGAGGAAACACACTGGTTTGTAGATGAGGCTACGCGCGCATGGTGCGAATTGCCTCAGGCTCTCCCCCCTGCTCCATCTACTGAGGGAGAGAGCAATGGGTAAGCGCATCACACCAGGCGGGTTGGTCGAATGGTTGGCAAGTGGAAGCCGTGGCATCAGCTCAAACACCATCGTGCAGCACTTGACCGGATGGCCCGCAGCTCAAGACTGGTATCCGGACATCCCGCAAGACCCTGGCGACCTAGATCGATGCCTGCGTTTGCTTGCGGAAGTACCGCTGCTCCGCGTGATGCTTCCAGACATGCGCACCTGTTCGCCAATGTGGAACACACTGATGGACCACTGGGACGAAATAGAGGCATGCCATCTTGAGGAAGTCGGTCTTGGATGGACCAAAGCCAAGAGCGCGCCAAAAACCTACCAACTCATGCGCAGTGTGATCGACAGCGCACGCAAGAAGGACACCCAGCCATGACCACCACCCCCGTAGCGGCAGAACTGCCGGAAGCGCTGGCGCAGCGACTGCGCGCAGCATGTGAATCTGTCCGCACCAAGAGATACCCACTGTCCGACCTCATACCGCTGATGCAGCAAGCTGCGGATGCGCTGCGCGCTTGCTTACAACCTACGCAGACGCAGCCCTGGCCGCCCAGCGGGGTGCAGCATGACTGACACCAAAACACAGAGCCCGAGCGATGCGGAACTGATGGAAGTCATCCAAGAAGCTGCACGCGGCTGCGCGGCGCGCGGCGATGGCTCGACGCCACTACGTGTTGCCCGCGCAGTCCTTGCCCTCTGGGGTGCGCCATCCACAGAGCAAGAGCCGGTGGCGTGGGCAGTTGCGCCATTGGCATGGTCAGACCCAGCGGAGCCAAATGAGTGCATCCGGTACAACCACGTTACAGCGCCAACCGTGCTTGGCACGATGAGCATTGAGTGGAAGGGTTGGAAAGACCATGACAGCTGCTGTGTGTATTTGGACGGCGAATATCTGGGGGTCGCAGCCGATATTGAGGGGGCAAAGACAGTCGCTGTGCAGCACCTGCAGACACTCGCAGCAGGTTTACTCGTCGCCGCACCACCCACACAGCCCGCAGAGCCGCCACAGGTGACGCAACCCATGCCCGACCTCACAGCCCTCACAGAGCGCGGAGCCACCGCCTGGGCGGGGGTAGATGCGCAGGATTTGCGGAAGGGTGGTGTGCCCACAGAGCGCAAGCCGCTGACGGATAAGCAGGTAGATGATCTGCACTCCGAAGCGAACCGAGGGTTGTTCATCGAGCGCGAAGACTATTTCAAGGCGTTCCGGGACGCAGAAGCTGCCCACGGCATCAAGCACAAGGAAGGAGGCCAGGATGAGCCGCCGCGCTAGAGCCTACCGAGACGCCTACGAGGCAAAGCACAACCCCGACGCATGGGAGCCCGACTGGCGCGACGAGCGGGACAGCGACGAAATAGAGCTACCGGAGCGGGATGACGAGCCGCTGCCGAGCAACACACTTCACTAGCCCCGAGAGGGGCTTTTTCTTTGGAGGTCAGGATGAGCCTGCTCACACAAATGGTACTGATCGAGAAGTATGGGCTGCGCGTGGATTTGGAGCGCGTCGCGGAAATTCTGGAGACTACACCGCCCAACATCCGCCGCAAGATCAGCGACACGACGTTTCCCATCCCAACCTATATCGACAATGGCAAGCGCTGGGCTGATATCAGGGACGTCGCGGAGTATCTGGACCAGCGCCGTCAGGAGGCGCGCCAGCTCCACGGTGGAGGTCTTCAGGCTTCAGCTGCGCATAGCGCCTGAGGTTGTTCCAACTCTTGTGGCCACTGACCAATGCGACCCGAGGAATATCAAACCCCTGTTCAAACAAGCGGGAGATACCCTCGTGGCGCAGGTCATGGAAATGGAGGTCTGGAATAGAAAGCGCGTTGCACGCCTCTTTGAAGTATTTGCTAAGGGTCTGTTCGTGGATGGGAAAGATGCGCGTCTCATCCGGTTCACGAGGTTGCGCTCGGACCAGTTCCCACGCCCCCCCTAGCAGCGGCACCCATTGGTCGTTGCCGCTCTTATTTCTTGGGTCTTTACGGTCTTTTATGAGGATCAGCTTTTTTGCTGGATCCAGCCCGCTCCACTCCACGCGGACAATCTCTCCGCGACGCATGGCGGTCATCACCGCAAAGCTGACCACATCAGCGTAGACGCGGCCTCGATGAGTCTCCAGCCATTCCACAATCCTAAGCAATTCATCCTCATCGGGCCTGCGTTCGCGCTTACCACCGCCGCCGATGAGGCGCATATGAGAGAGCAACGGGCGGGCCTGTCCAACTACGTCTGGCAAGGTGATCTTGAGGTGGACTCCAGCTAAACGCATGACCGTCCCGAGCTTGGAGATATCCATATTCACGGTGTACGGCCCGGCACCGTCTTCTTCTTTGCGGCTCTGCGCATAAGCGACAAGGTCTGCAGGCGACAGTCGAGAAGCGTCCAGCTTGCCCAGGTAACGGTCCAGAGTCTTGAGCATGTAATGCTCGTTAGCCGTGTCCTCGATAGGGCGCGACTTAGCTCGCAGCTTGCGATACGTATCGATCAGGTGTGATACGAGTACCACTTTCCCCAACACAGCCTTTGGCGCCAACGTCTGGCCTCGGTCGATATCAGCCTCAATCCCACGCGCCCAGGCCTGCGCTTGGGCCTTGGTCGCGAACGTCTGACAGTATGATGGGTGGCCTTTGCGCCGGATCAGCGCGCGCCACTTTGCGCCGACTTGAATGATGCTTGCCATGCTGATAGTGATACGTATCTTTTCCAGTATCACTGAAACAGTAATACGCCGATACGCCATGGTACAGCAGCACTATATAAACGCGGTCGCAAGCGGATAGAATCCGGCCCACCTCCTCGTAGTTCAATGGGTCGCCAAAGAGAGTGTTTCCAAGCGTCGTATCACTTTTGTATCTGTGACGGCCACGCATCCCTGAGCATTACTGAGTCGGCTGCGTGCCGATCAGCCGCTTCTGCCACGCTTCGATATTCGTCCGCGCACGTTCCGAGTAGCTCTGCTGCGGTATCGGCTCGCGCAAGGATGGTGGCGGGGGCAGCGCTGGGGAGGTCGGCACGAAATTGGTAGATGGTGCTGCGCAGCCCGTCAGCAGTGCGGCGGGCAGCAGCAGCGTCAGAACGCAGCTTCGTTTCGCGTTGGGCAGATTCATCGTGTGCTTTCTGGAGTTGCTGGGCAAAGGCTTGTTCGGCAGCGCGTGTGTCAGCTTGCGCCTTGGTAGATGCTTCGGCGTGGGCCTGCTGGATGCTGGCGATCTGCTCGCCCAGTCTCCAGCCTTGAACCTGCCAGGACAGTGCCCCGGCGATGACGGCCCCACCGATGGCGGCGGCGGCGTGCGTGTAGATCATGTCGGCTCCTTGCCCTTGTCGTCCCAGGTGGCGAATCCGATGTATGCCGCTACGACTGCTCCGGCGAAGGTGTAGAACGGTGCGGCAATGGCCCCCAGCTGGGCGCTGTCGGTGTAGAGCAGTAGGCCCGGGAAGGCCAGCCCGGCAAAGAGCGCCAGCCAGGCCATGCGACGGCGGTTCTTCCAGCGGTCTTTGTCGGTCATAGAGCCTCCAGGGCTTGGCGGTGGAGATCGGCCCAGGTGCGCACGTGGGGTTTACCGGGGCGCCATGTCCGCAGGTACAACTCCCAAGAACCGTCAACATCGTTCAGAGCTGGGAGCTTGTGGGGGTCGGTCCACAGCAGCAGCCGGGCGAGACCTGCCGCCAGCACATCGTCTGTCTCCAGCGTGCGCCAGATCGCATCGGCCTCAAACGGGACATTGCGGGCGACACACAGACGGCGGAGATGGTCCTTGCTGGCGTGGTGTGTCATGCACCCCTTCACCCCGCCGCCTCGTTCAAACTGCCAAAACCCACGGGCGGGGCCATTGCCCATCTGGCGGCGGAACAGGAAGCGGCTTTCCTGCAGCCCGATGGTGAGCAGCATCAAACGGGCCTGGGGGCTGTCCATGTGGCCGGGCAGAAGCGCCAGTGCCGGGTTGATCGCGGTGCGGGTGATTTCTTCCAGGGTCATAGCTTGTCCCAGGACGACCCGAACTCGCTTTTCATGCGCTTTTCTGACTCGCGCATCTCCCTGCGGTCCTTCTTCCACGACCAGTACTGACTGAGGCCCAACCCCGCTAGACCGACGAACATGCCGACCAACACCCCCACCTCGTTCAAGGTCAGCCCGAAGATCACGGCACTACCGCCCCCGGCGTATGTGGCGATTTTCCCGGCAACGATGCCCGCGTTTTCTGCTGCTGGATTGCTCATCTGGCTACCTGTTCCTCTAAAATGCCCCGGACGGGCGTAAAAAAGCCCGCTAGGAGCGGGCATGACAACTGACGAAATGGTCCGCGCTGCAGCTGTGGGCGCGGTGATCCCAATCTATTCCTGGCTATTCAAGAAGACCAAGGCCTACTTGAGCGCCCGCAGGGATGAGACCGGGAGATGCTTGGAGCAGCGATTGGCGTATAGCCTGGGCAGAGCCGGGGCGCGAGGCTACGGCAGAGCTAAGCAGGCCCTGCATCGGCTTGGTGTACATCGCAGCGCCACCTAGCAAACCGAGCGGGATAGCCGGGTTGATCAGGCCCGCGCCCAACCCACCAGCACCCAGCATGAGGCGATCCGCCGTCGCACTGTTCGGGACCCTGTTACCCAGCACGGATTGACCAGCGCCAGAGAGGTCCTGCATCAGGGCGGTGCCTCGCGCAGTCGCACGATCGCGCACGCTCTGATCGGCCTGCCGCACGGCCATCTGCAACTGGGCAGGCGTGAACACCCCGCCATTGTTCAGCCCGGCCTTTGACGCGCCTTCGACCCGGACCAAATTTGCCCAGCCCTTATCAGCGGCCTTGAACATGGCCGCCGCATCGGGGTTGGCACGCTTGGCGTTCTCCAGCACCACGCGCTGCAGTTCCTGGAATGCGGTTCCCAGTTGCTGTTGGTAGGCATCCTGCGCGCCGGAGAATTTGGAAGCCTCTTTCCCGAGCGTGCTATCAATGCGCTTGAACACATCGGCAGTCACCGTGCCGTTGGGCGAGATATCCCCCTTGATCTTGTTGACCACCGCATTGAACGCGGCCTGCTCCTGCTTTGGAAGCGCCTTTGCCATCTGCAGCACCGAGGTGATTTCTTGCGCCCCTTGTCGGTCGATGGCGAAATTCCCCAGCTTGTCCCGCGCCGCGTTGTAAGCGCCAGAGAGCGCATCGCCAGCCTCTGCAACGGCCTGCTGCCCTGAGCCTTGGACCTTTGATCCAATGGGGGCTGTGGCGCGATTGATGGCGGCGTTGTTGAAGTCGTCCAAGGCACCGCTGCGCGCCCTGGCGATCATGTCGCCCATGATGGGCAAGCTCATGGCCTTTTCTTCCGCGCGGTTCCAAGCTCCCCCGAGGGTTTGCCCAATCGTCGGATTGACGCCCTCAGCGCGCAGGGCCTGCAACTGTGGGTTGCGGGAAGCTGCAGGGCTGATCATCCGACCGACAGCGCCCGCGATGGCGGGAACTGCAGCGCCGCCAGCCGTACCGATGGCAAGCTGTTTCGCCTTCTCGGTGGCGAAGTCGCCTTGTGCAACAGGGTTTAGCAAGCTGGAAGCCGCGCCACCCGCAGCGCCCACACCGATGCGGCCCGCCAAAGATGCCGCCGCAGGAAGCTGCGCGCCCAAAGCGACGTTGGCCGGATTCAGGACGTTACCCAGGATGCGGTAACCGTCAATTCCTGCGTCCCTGCCGCGTGCGGATTGATAGGCGGCATCGCTGTCGCGCACTTGCTGATCCACGCCACCTTCGGGCAGGCGCCCCACTAGCCCGGTCTTGTCGGCCAGCCAGTTGTTTGCCGCGTTGCCCGCTTGCACAACGCCGCGCGGCAGCATGTTGGTGAGCAGCTGGGCGCCCCCATCAATAGGGTCTCGCAGTCCGCGCGCGAACTTGTCCATGCGAGAGAGTGACGATGGTGGAGCCGGATCGTCGTCCAGCAAAACATACCCCTTCTTTGGGGATGGGGCCTCGTCGTCCAAAAGTACGTATCCGGCCATGCCTACTCCTTGACCCACTCGCCGCCACGGCTGCGGTAGACAGACCCATCAGGGGCCTGCATCCGTTTGCCGTCAAACTGTTTGGCATTGGGTAGCATGGAAAACTCGCGCTGCTTGCCGGTTTCCTTCTTCTCGGGTTCGTCCCAAGAACCCGATGCACCGCCGCCCGCTTGGCGCAATGCTTTCTGCTCGAAGTATTTGACCTCTTGAGCCGCTGCCAGGCGCTGCTCGATAGGGAGAGAACGATCTGCCACCCGGCCCGCTGCAGCCTTGTAGCCTTCCACATCGATGTTCGACTGAGGACCCTCAAAACGCGGGACGTTCTTCACCATGTTGGCAGACACGATATCCAGCTGCGCCGCGATGTTGCCACCCGGAGTGGACTTGCCAAACACCGCTGCGCCCTTGTCTACCAACGCGCCGACTGCGCTGCCCGTAGGACCGAGCTGCAAAAGCTCAATAGCGCGGTCCGCATTGGTCAGGTTCTCCTTGGCGCTTCGCACCTTGGTGCGCGAATCCGTGTCGCGCACAACGTCTGCCGCTGCAGTGTTGACAGCCCGCGTGCGTGCCGCTTCGTTGGCCGCAGTCTCTGCCGCGCTGGGGCCTGCTGCGAAGTTGCCAGACTGCGACGCCTGCTGCCCACCGCCAAGACGCTGCATCTCGCGCATGAGTGCTGGTCGATCCGGATGCCCTTGAGGCAGCTTGTTCAACTCGCTCTGCATAATCTGCAATTGCTCAACAGCCGCATTGGCCGCAGAGCCGCCGTTGTAGCCAGCGCCGGAGTACTGGGGTTGTGCGACCACTGCTGCGCGAGGCACAAACTCCTCGCGGCCCGTCTGAGGGTTGTATACCTTGGTCGCGTCCAGGCGTGCCGTAAGGTTCTGCCGCACGGAGTCCTGGCCCACGGCGAATGGGAACTTCGCTGCTTCTACAGAGCCTGCCTCTGCACCCTTGATTCCCGCGTTTGCTTGTGCATAGCCAGGGGCAACAACCACTTGTCCATTTGACACTGCCATGCCGTTGTCGAGCTTGGGCATGTACTGAGTGTTGCGATTGACGTCTTCGTAGTACGCCCCAGCCTCGCGCTTGAAGCCTTCGCGCCCGGCCTTCCAAAGGTCGGATAGATCAATGCCATTGGCCTTAAGCATTGCTACTTGATCCAAGGTCATGTTTTGAAGTCCGCCACTTGCCGGAGCTTGGGCGTTGATGCCGCCCCCAGTAGTAACGCCCCCCAAAGGCGACCCGCCACCACCGCCAAACAGGTTAGACAGCATGGCCTGCTTTTGCTGCGCCATCGCAAGTTGCTGCTCGCGCATCTTGGACTGCGCGGAGTTCTCCGCGATCTGCGATTGCAAAAGCTGCCGCTGCATGGCTTGTTGCTGGGCTGTGTCCTGCGCCTGCATGGCTGCAAGCAGACCCCGCCCGTATTTCGGCGAGCTTGCGCCCAGCATGGTCAGCCCCGCACGTGCACCCGGGTCGTTGAAAACGAAGTCGAGCAGCCCACCGCCACCGGAGGGCGACGATCCTGCGAAGTCGAGTAGTCCTGCCATGGCTTAAGCTCCCGCGCCGCCGCGCTCCGATTCCATGTACCGGCGCAAGGCTTCTTCCTCGTCCTCGCGCTGGCGGGCCGCTGCTGGGTCTGCTGCAGGTGGAGGCGCTGGAGGGCGAATGCCGTTGGTTGCGGTGAAGGGGTTGAGTTCGGCCCAATCCAGCAGGCCATACATTTGGCCGGGGTTGGCACGGAAGGGGCCGCTGGCGCCGCCCTTGCCGCCTGACTGGTTTTGCATGCCAGGGGCCATGGTGGCGCCAGGGCTCAGCGCGCCGGTAGCCGAGGCGATGAACTGGTCAATGTCGCCCATCGTTTCCCGGGGGGCACCACGTGCAGCCATTTGCGCGTCGAACATGCCGCCCAGCAAGCCGCCCATGTCGCCACCTTGCGAGGCGGGGCCTTGACCACCACCACCGCCGCCACCGCTCATTCCGCCCATGCTGCCGCCGTAACCCCCACCACCACCTCCGCGCCCGGAGTTGCCGCCGTTGCGCGAGTAGTTGGAGTTCATCAGGCGGTTGGCAAAGGCCATCATCCCCGGGTTGATGTTCGACCGGAAGTTGTCGATATCGCCCAGCATGTTTTGCATGCTGGTCCGCTGTACCGAGTTGAAGGGGTTTTGCTGGTAGTAGCGGTTGAGGGACTGACCCTCGCTCGCCAGGTCGCGCAGCCACGGCTGAATAGGCGCCCAGGGTTCGCGGGACTGGCTTTGCGTCTGTTCTTCGTCGCCGCTCATCAAACCGCCGACGACAGAGCCTGCGATGGGGCCGAGGATTGCTGCTGGCATATCAAATTTCCTTTTCTGCGGTGATGCAACGGATGCGGTAGTCGGGGCGACGGCGGGCACAGCCCGGGCGGCCTGAGAAGTAAGAGCGGGTGCAGCCGATGGACTTGGCCCATGCGTTGGCTTCGTCGATCAGGCTAGGTTCGTAGACCCCGGCGCTGAACTTGAGGTCAATGGCGAGGCCGTGCTTTGTGCGGACCACGGTGGAGATCAGCCAGTAGTCATTCAGGCGCCAGAGTTGGGCCTGGTCTTGTTTGCAAAGCTCGATCCAGTCTTCTACGTACTGGTCGTCCGAGTAATCGAAGGCGGGGCGCAGCGCGTCCACCGCCTCGGCGGGGATGGTGCTGGGCGTGTAGTGCATCAGTCGCCCATGCCCTGGTTGCCGCTGTACCAATTGGCACCACCGCCGCCGCCACCTTGCCCGCCCCACCAGTTGCCGATGCGCGAGCCCAGCTGCGCCCCACCCAGTGCGCCGCCGATGACGTTGCCGGGTTGCGTTTGCGAGCCCGTGGAGGTGCCGTAACCATTGCCCAGGCTGTTGGCCCCTTGCGAGAAGCGCAGCCAGTTTTGGTATGCCTGGTCGTTGATCTGGTTGCCGATACCAAGACCCACCTGGCCGTAGCCCATCAACCGGTCTTGCAAGCCCAGGCCGAAGTTCGCGCCCTGCAGCTGCCAGTTGTTGTTGTCGTTGTTGATGTTGCGGTCGAGGTTGGCATAACCCAGGTCGAGATTGCCCCAGCCCAGCTGGTTGTTTCGCAGTCCCAGGTCGTAGGCTGTGGCGTTGTTGCGCAAGCCGAGGTCGTAGTTCAGTGATGTGTTGAAGCCGGAGCCGTAGAGGTTGGTCAGAGCGTTGCCAACTTGCGTGTTGAGGTCGTTGACCGCATTGGCTTCCAGCACACCTTGACGCGACCCGCCCATGCCACCGGAGGCCATGGCCTGGCTGTTCAGGCGTGGCATGACGTTGCGATTGAAGTTCTGCGTCATCTGCCCGGCCATCACGTCGCCCATCTGCTGGAGATAGGGGTTCTGACCGGCAGGGCCACTGGACATGCTGAACGACCCGCCACCACCGGGGGCAGGCATGACACCACCGGTAGGCGCACCGCCACCGATGCCGCCGTAGGGCTGTGGGTACACCCCACCGGTTGGAGCGCCAGCGCCAGGGCTGCCACCGCCGCCGTAGGGCTGGGGATAGACGCCGCCCGTGGGTGCGCCTGAGCCGGGACTACCGCCACCGGGTTGCCCGCCCTGCCCTTGCCGCATGGATGCCGTGCCCGCACCGTAGGCAGTGCGGGCGTACATCAAGGGGTTGTTCGCACCGCCCTGGATGCCGTTGGGTGTCCACCGGTTGTTTTGCAGGTAGGTGGACATGTTGGTGTCTTTGGCATTGGCACCAATGCTCCCCGCACCACCGAAGTAGTTCATGTACGCCAGGGTTGGGTCGTGGCCGAAGCCTTCGTTTGCCAGCAACGCTGCTTGGTTGTCGCGGTAGTACGCGGCAGCCTCGGGGCTCATGTTGTTGAAGTTCGACCGGACGAGCGTGGAGCCATCGGTCGCGAAGGCGGAATTGCCACCCGCGCGGATGCGGTCCCAATCCTCCTTGTACTGAGGATTTGCCGCGAAGAAGGCCGCCTGCGTCTCGGGGGTTTGGTCGAGCATCAGCGCCGAGTTGCGGAGCCAGTCGGGCGTGCGGTATGCGCCTGTGGCAGGCGTGCCGCCTTGTGGCGCAGCGGCTGCAGGGGCTTGCGTGCCGGGTGCAGCAGTGGGGCGGGTGCTGTTGGTGGTCGTGCCTGCGCCAGTGTTGTACATGTCGTAGAACCCGCCAAAGCCTTGATCTGCCGCAGGTGCTGGAGGTGGCGCACTGGCGCTGCCAAACCAATTGTTCGCCGCTGTGGTTGCGGCTGCACCCATGTTCGTGGGCGCTTGGCCCGCCGACATGTTCGTGCCGGGGTTCCAGCCGCCCAGGTCTTGCTGAGGGGCAAACCCACCGCCGTAAGCGGGCGCAGCAGCAGGGGCCGCGGCGGGTGCCGGTGCCGGGGTTTGCCAGGGGTTGTTGACCCCTGAATTACCCCAGTTGGTCATCCAGCCGCCGCCGTCGAAATTGTCAGCGCTCATAAGGTTCTCCTATCCCAATTTGTTCCACGCACTGGCGTAGTAGCAATACACACCAGCGCCTGCGCCGGGGTTCCAACTGGTTCCGTCTGCCAAGGCGATCAGCCCGTCACGTGGCCGCGTGGGGGCGACGTAGAGCTTTTCGATCTGGAGAGTGGGGGCGCGTGTGGAGCGGGATACGTTCTCCAACTCCACATGCAAAAAACCCGGCAACTGGGCCGGGTCTGCGGGTACTTGCTGAGGGATGTAGGGCATCAGTAACCCCCCATCATTTGGATGTCGTGGTCCTGGCTGCGGATGCGCCAGGGCTGGTTGTCCAGGGACTGGTATCGGATGGCGAGGAACCGCCCGGAAGCAAAGGCATCAGCCTTGTACGAACTGCCCACGGTGTAGGTCACGGGGTCGGACCAGTTCACTGCGGCCTCAATGTCCATCGTCCCGCCGACCTGAATCTGCACCTGTGTTCCCACGGCTGCGTCGATGCGGGGGTACACGGCTTTGATCAGCTTCACTTGGTCGGGCTTGTCGTAGTGCAGGCCCTTGCGCTCAAGCCGTGATGTGTAGGTGGAGCCGTTGAACGTGGCTGACACATCCACGCCCACGATCAGGGGCGAGGCCCCACAGGTGAGCAATCGGGATTGGGCGGGGGAAAGCTCATCCTGATTCCACGCGGACGATGCGTCTTGCCACATGTCACCGTTGGCCGCCCAAGTGGAGGTGATCGTGTAATCCAGCTGCCCTGTTGCGGCATAGGTGACGTTGTTTAGGGTGCGGATAGACCAGTGGTTGTCCTCCCAGTTCCACACCGCTGCCATCGTGCATTGCTCTGCCCCAAGCTCGGGGAAGCACACCCACACCTCATTGGATGCGGGGTTGACTGTGACAAACGTGCGCTTGCGGTTGGGGCCGTCGATGTTGTTGAACAGCCAGCGCCGCATGAGCGATGTGATGATCGACTTGGGGCCTTGCCCTGCGTGCAGGATCACATCCCCAGGCGTGAGGACCACGTGGCCCCGTGGCGTGTTGGCAATGCAACCGCGCGCAAGGGCGCCCACTTCGCCCGGAAGGCGTTGGAAGCGGAACACGTTGGCCGTGTCGCCTGTGGGCACCATGCTCCACATCGAAGCCTCTTTGTAGATGATGTTCGCGTCACCCAGCGTGAGTTGGTCCACCATCAAAGAGGGTTCTTCGGCCAGGTCCAACTCGCCTGCCAAGCGTGTGAGGTCCGTCTCGTCGTAGCTGCTGGGCAGGGAGCCAGGCACCGCGGTGTCGGACCACTTCACCATGTGCGGAAAGCGGTTGTTGGTGGTGCCCACGTTCTTGGTCACATCCAACCCCACCAGCACGTTTTTGTACGGGCGCAGGGACGCGACCCGCGTAGTCGCAGGCCAGGCGGTGAGGTTGGTCATCAGACCGGAGCCACCCCACGAAATCGGGATGTCCTTGCCGTTGTTCGCGACCATTACCCCATTGAGCACGCCACCGGTCCAACGGTCATCCACTGTGCCGGTCGGCGGCGAGGCGGGGGTGATGTTCGACCGCGCAGACACGCCGTCATCTGCATAAAGCGCAGCCAGCCCGGCGTGAATCCACCAGCGCTTACCGCCCTGGTTGTACTGCTGCAGCCAGTACGGGATCACAGCGGGGGTTTCAAACAGCTTCTTCTCGCCCCGAAACCGTTCGGCACCGCCTTCGCGGAAGCGGATGTTCGCGGAGTCAGACCATGCGTTGATCGGAAGCTCGTGCGGTGGCTGGTCCTTGATGACGCCGTACTGCCCCGCGAGGGGGACGGTGACGATGGTCATGCAGGCCACTCCATCGTGGGGAGCTCGGCGATCAGCGCATCCGGGCTATCGGGCATGGGCCGCTTGCCAGTCATGACCTCGGACAGCAGCTGATAGGCCAGGGCATTACAACCATCCATCCACGTGGCGAAGACCTGCCCCTCAGCCTGGAACGGGCCGGGGTAGCCCGCGCGCAATGCGCAAGTGATGCGGTTGTCGTACCGGCGCTGACGGGCTACATCGTCAAGATGGGCCACCAGAGCGGCGTCGAAGGCCTGCACCTGTTCGGCGATGGACGGAGGTTCCGGGACAACGTAGGTCGCCTCCACCTCTGCAATCACAGCTTCGTGCGCTGCGGCATTGGCCCCAAGATCCGCGCGGAGGTCGTCCATCTGCGCATTGCTGTAGGCGTGGCAGCGCACCACATTGCCCAGTTCGTCCACCCAGGTCGCCTCGATGGCGGGGGCGTTGTCGTAGCGGATTACATCGCGCAGGATCATGTCGTCGCCCCCTTAATAACCACAAAGTTGATAACTGGAGCGTCTGAAGCTGTCCCGCTAAGAGAATAAAAACTAATATCAAAAAACCCGGCAGACACGTTTATCGCGCTCACTGCATAGATATTTGTTGCACCGGCACGTATGCTGAGAAGAACGGCGTCATTGGCAGAAACAATTGAGTTGTTGACGCGAAATGTTGCAACTGTTGCGCTACCAGCGGCAGTAAACATCGTTATCGCGCCAGCCGGTTTATTAATCGTTACTGCGGTCGAGCGGCTAGTCGCCTGGGTCACTGTTCCACCAGTACCTATCGAGCTGGGACCATAGCCAAACCCACCCACACCCGCCAATACCTGCCCGCCATTGGGGTTGAGCAGCAGGGGTAAATAGGTGGCGTTGTTGCTCTGGCTGCGTGCCTGTACCCAGCCTGTAGCCGCGTTGTCTGCGCCAACATCCACAGCAACGCCTGTGTTCTGGAAGCGGGTGATGACGTTGCGGTCGGGGGAGACGTTGGACGGCGATGGAAGGCCGCCGATGTAGGCCGAATCTATGTGGAAAAGGTGTGTAGGCACGGCGCGGTTGATGCCGACGCGCCCTAAGGTGTCGCTGATGGAAAACCGCGTGACCCCGGCCTGATCGATGTGGAAGGGCAGAGCAGTGCCTGTCCCGGCCTTCCCAACCTCGATGCGCACGCTGTCGTTCTGCCGCATCACGAACTTGCCGTACGAATAGTCCACCGCCGGGTTGGTGTTGTAGACAGCAAATTCGCTGGCAACGGCCCCCGGCGCCAGGATGACGCCATTCGGCATGGCCCCCACGCTGGTCGCTGAGTTGAGGCTGGTAGCTTCCAGCAGCAAATCATCAGATGGGGTCGCGCCGCCGTTTTTGATGCCGATGCGTCGCGCCGTCCCCGCGAAGTACAGATTGCCGTTGATCGTGTCGGACCAGTTGGCTGTCGTGCCATCGGTGGTGATGATCTTGCCCGATTGCCCTGCCTGACCCGGCAGTGCGGTGGACAGGGCGACCGATGCGACATATGCCGTGGTGGCGACTTTGGTGGAGTTGTCGCCTGCGGCCACGGTAGGCGCACGAGCCTCAGTCGCGCCAGAAAAGTCGTGCGTGCCGGTCCACACCTGCCCCGCAATCGCGCCCTTGGCTGCGAGCAGTGAGGTGATCGATGCGCTCAGGCCGACGCTGAAGCTCAGCTCCGCCGCCGTCGCGGTCATGGCCGCAGTGCCGATGTTCGGGAACTGCGTTTTCAGGACGGTTTTGATCAGCCGCAGGTGGTTGTCGCCTTCGCTGATGAGGTCGGCAGACGTCGGGAGCGTGGTGTCCAGCTGCGGGATGGAGGTTGCGGTTTCAACGGTCATCTGTAGCTCCGTGGCTTGATTTGCAACCCGCCCGCAGCGGGCAAGCGCTTGCGTGCGTCTTGGCTGGCGATCTGGCTCATGACAACGTTGAACAGGGGTGCGTATTTGGCGATTTGCAGCTCGTCTCGCGTGTACATCGCAACCTGGACAAGCGCGCCATACAGGTATGCGTCCGGGTGCTCGGTCAGCAGGAAATTCGTGGGGGCCGCGTCCGACAGCGGGACGAGCTTGCGCAGGTAATTGAGCGTGTAGTCCCCGCCCGTGGGGGCGATGAACTTCAGCACTCCGTTGAGCAGGGTGTAGCGATTGGGATTGCCACTGACATAGGCACTCACGCCATTGGGCGAGGTGTAGTCCATGGTGTATTCGCGGCCATTGGCGTTCAGAACCAAAAGCTCCACTTGATCAAAATCGGCTGGCAGCGTGATCGTCCCGGTGCTGGTCCCGGTCACGGTGGTTTCAAAGGCCCGCAGAGGCAGCGTGCGTGCCATCTCGCGCTCAGCTCTTTGAATGAAATCGGGCAGCTTTGCAGTCAGATCGGAGCGGTGCGATTCCGAGATGATCTCGGTCTGCAGCGAGGCGTAATCGGTGATCACTTGAGCGCCCGATCAAACATGACGAACGCCGGGTTCTCGCGCAGAAATTTCATGATCGCTTTCCTGCGTTCTTCAGGGTCACGAATCGTTGAGATGCGCGCGTACTCCACGGGCGGGATATGCCCGATCAGCTTGCCCTCGCCCCATCGCTTGCCTTCGGTGGACTCGCGCGCAATGCGGGCGTGTTCCAGGTGCGGGGCGGCGTCGTACGTCCTTTGGACGATGACCGAATCGCCTTCAAAGTGCACCTTCTTGCGCACTCCCAAAGCGTTCACGCCTTCATCAACCGTGACGTTTTCCGCATAGCCTGTTGGCGACATGCCGACAAGATTCATAGCTCCCCCTGCAGCGTCTCGCGACGGATGCTGAAACAACGAAGGGGAGCCCGCAGGCCCCCCTCTCTTGCGACCGTTTAGGCGGTCAGGTCGGCGATCTTGAACATCGCCTTTTCTGCGTCGAGGCGCAGGGTCACGTCAGCAGTGATCAGCTTCTTCTTGCTGTCGCCCGTGTCGCCGATTTCCTTGGGCTTGAAGCCGTCCAGGAAGGCCATGTTGGCGTACTCGGGGTTCACGCCGAACACCTGGGTAGAGCCGCTCATGATGTAGTGCGGCACGATTTCCAGTTCGCCGAAATCGGACATGTACACGTCCGCACCGCCGATGATTCGGCCCTGTTCCTTCTTTCCCACTTGGTAGCGGTTAACCGCAATACCCGTGAACGCAGAGAACAGCGTCTTGTGGTTGGGTGACATGACCACCTGGCGGGGAATCATCCCGCTGTTGGTGTACGCAGCTTGCACAACCGTTTTCAGCAGTGTCTCAGTGAATGCGCGCGGGGTGCCTGCGGTAGGCGCCACCGTAGCCGCGCCGGAGGTGTGCGCAGGCGTCGATCCACCAGCGCCAGACGAGATGTTCGTATAGATCATTGCGCCCAGGCCCGCCAGCTTGGAAGCTGTGGTGGAGTTCCCCGCCACGGCGACGTTGCTGGACAGCACGGCGGCTTCCATGTCGCGCTTCATCTCCTTCATCATCTTGGCCGTTTGATAGGCCATGGCGGTCTTTTGACCCGCCTTGTTGACGATATCAGCGCGGCGCGAAACCACGGGTTGCTTGCTGAAGATCTGGCAGTAATTGCCGATCCGCTCCGTGCCCGTCAGGGCCTGGCCTGCGAAGTCATCGCCGTCGATCAGGGCGTTGTCCTTGTTCGCAGCCGCCAGCGAGTCGCGCTGCCACTCGTGGTATGTGTTGGTCGCGGTGGACTTGCCCAGGCCGGAAGTCACTGGAGTTTCTTCTGGCGAGGTGTTGAAAATCTTGTCGATCAGATCTTCGCGAACCGAGCTGTTGACGTCGTAACGGTCAAACGTATTGGTGGGTTGTGCCATTTCTATTCCTTAGCGGCCAGTGGCCGACAGGTAGGCCGCCAGGTCATCCAGCTTCGCGCCACCCTTGCGGGCAAATCGCGTCTCAAGCTGTTTGATCTTGGTTTCCGAGCGGGCTACGGGTTGTTTGGTCGCAGGCAGCTTTGGCGCGGACTGCGCTTTTTGCTGTACTGCCGGTTTCTTGTCGTGCAATGCCCGATAGGCCACTGCATCGCGCAAAGCGAGCACCAGGCGTGGGTCGTAGACGGCGGCGAACTCTTGTTCTCCAAAGCCGTACCGTTTAGACGCTTCCTGATAGATGCCAGCCAACTTGGGCTTGTCGATGCCCTTTTCTTGCAACACGCTCCATGCCCTGTGAAACAGCTGCTGCCGTTGCTGGGCTTGCATCTGCTGGGCTTGTGCCTGCTCGGATTGCACGCCTTGCTGGATCTGCTGCAGTCGGGCGTGTACCGCCGCTGCGCGCTGCTGCTCCTGAACCCAGGCCGATGGGTCGCTGTGCGCAAGTTGCGCCATTTCGTCGGGTGATCGCAAACCTGCGAGCTCTCGCACCGCCGCGTGGGCCATGGCGGCTTCTTGCATGAAATGGCTACGAGCTCTTTCGATCTCTGACGTCACCACTTCAAAAGCCTGCCGTTCACGCTGCGCCAATGCCTGCGTCTTGACTGTGTAGTCGCGCTGGCGTTGGTAGCCTGCTATCAGCTCTTTCTGATCAACCTCAAGGGTTTGATCCGCGCCGTCTTCGCCTTTGACGGTGACTTTGAAAATCGCGCTTGGTTGATCTTCGGCTTCTTCCTCCGTCGCGTCTGCTTCGGATTCATCAACTGCGCTTTCCGCCTCGTCGGGTTCCTCTTGCGAGTCCGTCTGAGGTTGTGCGTCGTCTTCTTGTTCTTCAGGGGCCTCTAGGGGCTTGTCCTCAAGAAACGACGCGAGGTCATCCAGGCTGCCGGGTGCTGAATCAGCTTGTCCGCTCATTTTTTGCTTTCGCTCAGAACCCTTCCAATGCCACCGGAAGGGCTACGGGGTCGCATCACTGCGGTTGCCCCAAAAGACAAGGTGGCTTGTCTACAAAACGCGGCGCATGAGCTTTCGCCCAGCGCTTTCGTTTCTCAGTTCGTCCAGTTCCAGCTGGCGGGCGGCGAACTTGCCGCCTTCCACCATGCCGGTCAGGACGCTTTCAAATTTGTCAGTCAGTTTTGCCAGCTGCAGCAGGAGCACTTGCCCTTCTTTGTCGCGTACCGGGCACTTCTTCCACGCTTCGATCACCTCGGCCCGCAAGGCGTCCATAGCGGCCCGATAGGCTGGGTTGTCCAGCACCTGGGCGGCTTCAAAGCCCTTCTGGGCGGTTTGCTGGTTGGTCATGGAATGGCTTGGGTTGCGCCTTGCTGGCGGCGTTGATCTGCGCGACGATGATCCGGGTCTGGTTGTCCTGATCCACCTTGTAGCGGTCCAACTCGATACGCTGGGCTTCCAACTGCGCTTCGTACTGCGCCTTCATCGTCTCGCGCTCTGCATCGCGCTGGTCGTTGGCCGCTTGAAGCTCCAGCTGCATTTGCGTCTCGCGCTGTTTGGCGGCGTCCTGCAGCTGTTCGCGCTGCATCGTCAGTTGGTGTTCGGCCTGGAACTTCTGCTGATCGGCCTGCAGTTCCATTTGCTTGACCAGCACCTGCGGAGGTGGAGGCGGCGGCGTAGGTGCTGGCGGAGGTTCCTTGCTGGGGTCTTTCCAGAAGTCGCCCACGTTCTTGAACCCTGCGTTCTCCACCAGCTTCGCCTGTGTGTTGTACATGCGCACCGGGTCAATCAGCGAAGGACCAAATGGAGATTGGGCAAGCGTCATCTGCGCCTGGAAGATCGCGCCCAAATGGCGCAGCTGCATGTCCTTGTCGCCAGTGCCAAGACCCACGTTGATCGTCATGTCATACGAATCCCGCCACTCCTGCGGGTCGTACTCCACAAACTCATTTCGCAGGCGGAAGGCGATCTTCTGCATGTCGCCTTCGGTCAACAGCTTCAAGATGCCCTGGAAGATCGGCTTCACCAGGCATTCGGCCAGGATGCGGGCCGTCAACTTGAGCCGCATTAGCTGGGCGCTCATGATCCGCGCAGACTCACCGTTTGTCTTCTGCAGCCCATCAGAATCCAGGCCCTGACCGTAGCGGGTGGCTCCGGTCCGGTTCTCCTGCATCTTCGCGATGTACTCCAGGATAGGTAGCGCCTGCCCCCCTACGAAGGGCGTCACATGCTCCTGAATGCCATTCATGTCCTGTGTACGCAGAATGCCACCAGGGCGTGCGTCCAGCAGGTCATCAATGTTGGCGACCGGCGACCCCTGAGCGTTCGTCAGCACTTTGGTGCGGGGGGTGTTTGCCAGATACAGCGAATTCAGCATCTGGCGAGTGACTTCCGTGTCCAGCTGCTGGATGTCGCTGACTGTCTCGGCTGCGCTCATGCCGTCCCAGCGGTGCGCCACAAGAATCGGCGAGGCGGTGGCGATGGGAACCTGTGATTCTTCGTCGTTCTTGAGAATGCGGTTTTTCAGGCGGTAGATGCAACGGCGCTCAGCGATACCGTCGCCGTCATAGTCCACCAGCACGTATTCAATGCGCAAGAACCCCTCGGTCAGCGAGTCGTCCTCAACGCTGACCATCGTGTCATCTTCGTAGGCGTCGCCGTTCTGGCTCAGGCGGGACGTGCGGAACTCGGCATCAGCGGATTCGCTGGGGTCGTCCGAGCCTGCCAAATCTTCGGCAGTCACATCGGTGTAGCCCATCTCCACCAGGTCAGACAGCGTCACCCGCATGATGCGGGCGACATAGGGACAGTCGGCCAGCATTGGCGACGTCCAGTCGCGCTTGACCAACAAGTCTTCGGGCGGGAAGGCTTCAACCTTGATGTCTTGGGTGGCTTCTTCCTTCTCAATCGTGGCGTTGTACACAACCGTCGGCTCGCCAGTCATCGGGTCTGGCACTTGTCCGACTGGCTCAGCATTGACCAGTTCGCCGCCCTTCTCCAGGGCCATGGTCAATTGCATCTCGGTCACACCACGCAATGGCGTCTTAACCTTGCGGCGCTTGGTTTCTTTGCGCCAGTGCACCGCACCGTTCTTCACCAGCAAAGCGTCTTTGATTGCCGTGTACAGCACCAGGAAGCCGTCATTCTTCTTGGTGAATATGTAGTTGCAAGTGTCTGTCGCTTGCTGCGCGCCTCGCACGTCTTCGGCTTTGGTCGGCTCAAATGAGACGATTGAATCGGTCGCGGTGAACACATCCAGCAGCTGGGGCAACATGCCCTCAACCGTGTCCATCACATTGCTGGTGACAATGGACGACCAGCCATCCTCCTCGTTGCCATAGGGCATGCGGAAGTATTCGCGCTGGGCTTTCTCACGCTCGTCGCCGAGCGCACCCCACACGAACGCTGCCGAGTCTTCCTCCAGGGTCTGGAGGTGACTAAGAAGGGCCTCGTCGTCCATTTTCTTCACTTGACACCCTTCATGTACTCATAGAGCCCGCGCGATTCAAGGAAAGCTTGGGCCTCGATGCCGTTGCATTGGTGCAGCAGGCGTGCGGAGCGTGGAAGCACACTCACCACGCCGAAAGCCGTTGGGTAGTACCTCACTTCGCAGCCGCCTTCTTCTTGGGAAGCTCGACTTGCACCGTGGTGGCAGCAGGCTCTTTCTTGCCGTCCAGCAAATCAGCCAACAGGTCGGCCAAAGCCTCAGCAGACGCAGGGCGGCCCATGGCTACGCCCTTCAACAGCTCGCGCAGTTGTTCTTTCATATCAGCGGCTTCCTCTTGTAGGCGATAGGCTTTTGCGCTTCGGCATTACCCATCTGGTCAACGGCCATACCGGCATAGCGGAACATGTCCGCGCCGTGGCTGTGTTCGTCGTGCAATGGCGCACCTGGCTCGTTGGTGCGGATGTTGATCGTCCGCTTGTAGCGCTTCAAGTGCTCAAGCAGCGGGGCGGTCTTTTCTTGATCGAAGTAGGTGCGCGGGAACATCATCCGCGTGGCCTTGATGCCTTCTTCGATACTCATAGCAGGAAGGACCACAACGTCCTTGCCCATGGCTTTCAATATCTCTTCGGTGCTCTTGCCGGTCTTGAAGTCCCTGGCCCGCCCGTCGTGAGGAATGAAGTACGTCCCGATGCGATAGGGGCGCTTTTCCACTTCCGCGATGTACCAGTCCAACGTGCGGAATGAGTCCTCGATGTAGTCCAGGCACCGCACCTCAGCACCTGAGCGCTGAAAGAACCCGATGGTCATGGAGTCGTTCCAACCCAAATCCCACACCAGATGCACGCTCAACAGCGGGTCATAAGGCACCGAGCGAACCCGGCTTTGTGCGTAGGCCTGATCTATCTCCAGGGCGTAGATCGCACCTTCGGCAACCCGCTTGGGCTTGCCTTCCCAAATGTTCTCGTAGCTGTCCGGGTCGCGGCGCAATGTCTCCTGCCGCTCCGCCTCCAACACCGAAGGAAACCAGGGGTTGTCCTTCCAGTTGACTTGCTCCACCAGGGCGTTCGGCGGTGGGTTGGCGACGAACCGCTGATACGTCTCGTCTGTCTCCATGTCCGGGTTCAGGCTCAGCCACACCTCGGAGTCGTCTTTGCGGATGGTGGGCAGCAGAACGTCGTAGGAGCGCTTGGTGATGACCTGAGATTCCTCAAGCCAGCATATGTCCACGCCCTCGAATGACTTGATAGATTCGACGGTGTGCTGGCTCAGCCCTGCGAACAGGAACAAGCTCCCGTTCTTGCCGCGTATCTCTGATTCCAGAACATCGAACGATGCGCCCAGGCCCAATGCCTGGATTTGGTCGCTCAGCAAGCGATGGACCGAATCCTTGATGGACTTCTGGACTTCACGCCCGCAGAGGATGCGAAGCGGCTTTTGTGCTGCCAGCAGAATCAGTGCGCGGGCAAAGGCCCAAGACTTACCGGACCCACGCCCACCATGGGCGACCTTATAACGAGCGGGTTTGAAGAGGAACGTGAGCTTCCGAGGAAACTCAGCCTCTATCCGCATCCACTACCTTGATGACGATCTCATTGAGAACGGGGCCGCCGCCTTCGCCCACATGCTCCACCCGTCCCAGCTTCGGGGCAGCGAACTCGGCCAGCTTTGCCAGCAGGTCAAGCGCCTTGGCTGGGTCGCCAGGCGTTACCCCACTCCCTTCGGCGACCTGAGTAATCCACAACCCGACGTTTTCTGAGTTGTCAGCCAACAGCTGACGGATGGTTTCGCGGAACTCAGTGGTTACCTTGTTAGGCACACCCTTCGGACGACCGGGGCCTGCACCCATGGCGGCTGCGCCAGTCGGTTTTCTTTTGGTTTGTTTTTCCATGGCTCGGGTTCCAGTGGGATTGTCCGAAATTAGGTATCGGCGCAAAATGCGCGGATGAATGTTTTCTCCAGCGAATTCGGCGAACTGCCAGGCCGCTCCTCCCGTCGCATGCGCAAGCTCAGCAAGCGCAAGCTGAAGAAGCTGTTTAAGAAGCGCCTGTTCGCTCTCTATCGCGGTTAAGCGCCCATCGGGCTACCGGGATTGATCTGCCCCGGCTGGGCGGTGCCGTAGCGTCTCCCCTAGTGACCTGTGAGCACAGGCATGAAGACCGGCCCATTTGCCCGTGGGCCGCCCGCCTAGGTTGCGGGTATCAACGGGGGTGATAGTTGCGGGCGCGCAGCCTAGTGGAACGTGTCCGGCTATGGGTGTGCTGCGGCCCGCGAACGTGGCGGAAGATGAAGGAATCGAACCATGCGCCATCCCTGACGCCCACGGTTTTCAAGACCGCTTCGCGCCCTGCGCGGCATCTTCCATAACTGGCGGAAAGTGAAGGGTTCGAACCTTCGCGGCCATTGCTGACCGGCTACGGCTTAGCAAGCCGACCCATTGCCACTCTGGCAACTTTCCAAAACGAAAAAGCCCCGGGGCATTGCTGCGCCGAGGCTCGAATAAGAAAGAGTGGCCGGAGCTGATCCCGGCATGCATGCACTCACGACTGTACGGCGCCACCTCTGACGCTTTCGAGCGGCATGCTGTTACGTATCTCGCGCATCAGCCTGCACATTCACTCTCAAGTCTGCGCACTGCCCCAGCTTGTGACGGCACCACTTTACTGGTACTGGGTAAGGCGATCCAATGCGCAGACTTGAAAGTACAAAGCCCGCTAGGCGAACCTGCGGGCTTGATCTGTGGAACCAACAACTATTTACCGAGCACCTGTTGCAGCGCCCAAACACCTACATCGAATGTGAGTTTGAGCCCTCCGACAAACAGCAGCAATGCAAATATGCGCTCAGTCATGGCTTGTGATAGTTGTCTGTTGCGGAATTCTGGAGGCACCTCTGCCATCCACGCGCGACTATATCGAAAAATTCGATGCTGTCAACACTTTCACATCACCCCAGCACTAAGTAGTTTCCCGACCAAGATCACCTTTGCCTCGCCCAGGATGCGTGCGCGCTCCATTGGGTCTTGCGGCAAACGAGGTGACAGCCAGACATTCCGCCCGGTGCAGCAGTTGCGGGCATGGATGTAGATGGCCGACCGGTGGGGGTCTTGCATCTCCGACACTTGGAAGTCGATGGACTTCATCTGAGTGCTGGTGAGTTCGTCCTCCACCACTTCAGCAGTGGTGTCGTATCCCTTGGCGCTCTTAGCGTTGCGAAACATGGGGTCAGCGCTGCAGGAGGGGACGGGGTTGTATCCCTTGGCCCAGGAATGCCAGCGGCTCAGGAGGTCGTCCAGGATGACGTGGGAATCGTTCTGCATCATGTCCGCCCTTTCAAGAATGGGAAGCGTGTTTGAATCACCTGCTTAATCACATGTATGTAGCCATCCCCGCTAGTTTCGGCAGGAAACAGCTCAGCGCGCGCCCTGGCCAGCATCCTCCGATACCTCGCATCGGCCTGACGCTCCTTGACCCTGGAGTAAATCTTTCCGCTCATTGGCGCTCCTTCTGTAGTTCTGCAATGTCATGAGCCATCCTCGTCAAGATGTGTCGCAGGCTTTCGTCCATGTACGTCTGCGGCCCACCAATGGCCGCGACAAACGATTCAGGCGCGCATCTCTTGACCGCTGCATAACGCCGGTCCCATTCGCGCATTTTCATGTCGTGCTCACGCTCTAGCGTTTTCCAATACAGGTGATCGATTACGTTAGTCATGCAGCCCCCTTCTGTACTCTGTGCTTGCATCCCTCACAGCGCTGGTCGGACTGACCCAGCTCCGTGTGCGTGTACCTGCAGTCCTGTGCCATACGGAACGGCCAGGTCATCACCAGCCGCCCGTGGTGGTCCCGCAGTTCGGTCGATTGCTTGTACGGCGGGCGGTTGTGGCACTGGTACGGTTTCATAGAGCGTGAATCGGTGAAGGTTGGCGCACTCAATGCGGCGTTTGATGGTCCCGTTCTTGTGGCGGCGGGTTTCGAGCACATCGGTCCATGTGCCGCAGACCTCGCAAGGTGGTGGGGCGTAGGTCATGCCTTCATCTCCTTGAGCTTCTGTTTGTAGGTGTCGCGGATGGCTCTTAGCTCGTCGTGAGTCCATTTGTGGGGGGCGTTGTCAGACTCAATTGCCACCACTCGACCCTCCCCAATCCGGGCGACCACACCAGATCGGAATGCGGCATAGGTCGTACCGCCCGGGCGATTGCAGTTCTTTCTTTGTGCAAAACAGTTGTCTTCGTGAAATCGAAGGTGCCCAGCAGCACCTCTTGACCTGAAGTGCCCGGCATCAACTGAGCCACCGGGTTTGGTCGGCTCAAATGGCTTGCCGCAGCAAATACATGGCTTGCCAGCGTCACGTGCACGGATGTAGGCGTTGAAGGCATGCTGTGCTTCCTTGATGAGGGTGGGGATTGTCTTTATGGATTCTTTGCGGGTGCGCACCTTTGCCCGCTCCTCCAACTTCTCCAGCCGCACCTTCTTCATGGCGCAGGCGGGTCTGCAGACAACTTGCCCCATGCGGTCGGGAATAAACAGGTTCTGGCACACCTCGCAGGGCTTGGATTTGGGGTTTTTGTAGGTCAGCATTGCCACCCCTCCGGCGCAGGCATATAGATGCCCCGCTCTGCAGCCCAGGCCATGACGAACTCGGAAAGCTCGGCACATTCGGCTTTGGTCAGCTGGCTGGTCTTGCGGAAAACGATATCGACGCCGTTCCCATCCAATGCGGGCAGCATCTCGATAGGTTCACCCCTGGCGCGCAGCCATGCCGCCGTCAACAGGCGCTTCCAGGTGTCCACGTCACGCTTTGCCCCGGCCCACTCGATTTGTTTGCTGATTTCACTCAAGCACGCATGGAGCAGGCGGTTCTGCGCATCGCTGCGCTTCTCGGGGCGGATTTCCAGGGTCAGGCGCTGGTCACCAGCCATCAGCCAGCCTTTGGCGTGCTTCCAGGCGGTCTGGATGGCTTGGTGGGCCTGCTGCGCGTTGTAGAGGCTCAGGGTCAGACGTTCAGCCATGGCGCCGTGCCTCCTGCTCATCGATTTCCTCGATTGCGCGCTTGAGGTACACGGCCTGATCCAGGCATTCCTCATAGGCGTGGTGGAGCCATTCGCGCAGGCTCAGCGGGTTCTCGGCTACCGTGGTGCCGTACTTGTTCTTGCCCAGCGCTTGGCGACGGCCAATGTCTAGGCAGACCTCGGCTTCGATGCCTTCGGGGAGGAATACGCCTATGGTCATATGAGCCTCCACAAGACTCCGACCAAGCAAGCAAACGAAAGGGCGGCTAGGACAACACTTGCGCATTGGCAAAAAAATTTTTCCCAGTCGCTTGTGGTTGCAGTCTCAGAAGCGCAGAGCCTTGCCGCCAAGAAGAGGAAGAGCGACATCGCTACCAGTATGGCGAAGGTCATACGCCTCCCTTCTGGCCTCTGGCGCGGATGGCGGCGGCAATCTCGTGATTGACCTCGCCCGCGTTGCCGAAGTAGGTATCTGCGGCGACCTGCGCAGCGACCTCCGTTGCCCGTGCTGCGGCTTTGTCTGCTACCAGGGTGGCGAAGCGGGATAGTGCTTCTTCATGGTTGAACACGGCGCGAGGGATGAAGCCCACCTCTTCCGCCATGGCGGCGATCTCTTCGGGGGTGAAGTTCATTGCGTCACCTCTTCACGGCTGGGGGCTGGAAGCCAGGACAGCGTTTCGTCTTGGGCGTCGTCGCCGGGGTCGCGGATGGGACGCAGGTACTTGTCCTGCAGTTGGTCGAACCAAACGGATTCGCCGATATAAAACCGTTGGTCGCCACGCCTTCCATTGCCGACAAGGGTGATGTCAACGCGCTTCGCGAGCTGCCAACAAGGCTCACCGTCGTGCATCACGGACGGCGAATCAGTGAGTTGGACGACTCGTCCTTCGGCCTCTGCAAGAGACGGATGCAGACCAACGATCCACGCCAAATCCCCAGGCTTACAGTTCATGATTCACCCCCCATTGCGTTGCTGTTGCTTGAATGACTCGATGCGCTTGAGCACCTCGTCCTTGATTCCCGCGAATAGCGGGGATTGATCCAACTCTTGGAGCCGGTGCCAGACGTATTGCTTCCATGCGTCCTGCAGGGCTAGGCTGGTGAGGTGCTGAGCTTGTTGTTCGTACTCGCATGTCACATGTCCTCCGGATGGCGGTACATGACCATCGGGCCCTCGCCGGGGTTGGGCACGAACTGCTGGCTGTCGCGCTCAAACCAAAGGCCAATCGTTCCCTCCCACTCGCCGTTGCGCTGCTTGTCGCAAATCAGCAGGGTGTCAGGGTCGTTCTCGTTCACATCGTCCCCCGCCTCGCGCTTACGCTCCTTGGCCTTGTTGCGCCATACCGAGATAACGTTGTCCACTTGGTCGGTGATCGCGCCGGAGCCCTTGTAGTCGTACTTGCCGGGCTTGTGGTCCTCGTTGGGCGGCTTCTTGATGTGGTGCACGAGGTGGATGTGCATGTTGTAGTCACGCGCAATCGCGGTCAGCTCGTCCACAAACAACTTCTGGCCGTTGTAGTCGTCTTCGCCTTGCACGCACTTCATGAGGCTGTCCACCATGAAGTGCGTCACGCCCAACTCCTTGGCGCAGTAGCGGGCCACGGCCACCACATGCGAGGCCTGGACCGTGCCTTGCTGGTCGTAAAGCCACAGGCGCTTGTCGGTCCATTCCTTGAATTGCTCGTACACCTTGATCAGTTCGCCCTTGGCATCGTCGCTGCCCGCGAAGGCTGGATCTGCAGGGTTGAAGTTCGACCACTGGCGACCCATGCGCTCCAAGGTCTTGAGGGGCTTCATCTCGAACGAGGCAATACACACCTTGGCGTCCTGGGCGCAGAGGCTCAGTGCCACCTGCCCAGTCACCAGGGACTTGCCGTTGCCGTTAGCACCACCCCACACCGTCACTTCACCGGGGCGGAACTGAATCAGTCCGTGGGTCTTGCGCCAGGGCATGACGGCCTGGGCAATCTTGACCGGCGACTTGATGCGGTCGATCAGTTCTTGGACGTAGATCGCAGCGCTTTTGACCTTCTGCTGCGCGTCCGTTTCATGCTCGTAGAGAGCAAAGTCAATGTCATCAGGGATGAGGATGTTGGCCATTTGTTTTGCTATCAAAAAAGAGGGTTTCGTTTGGCAGGAGAGCAATTGCGGCCCGGGGCTTCGCGGCAACCACGGCGGCAAACAGGCGGCGGGTTCTTTCGTGGCCGCGCTGTCCATCCACCATTACCACCAGCCCGACAGTCGCCCGCAGATCCAGCGCTTCGGGGATCTCCTGCGCGCCCACTTCGATGTGGGCTTGGTACTGCTGCGAGGCTCCTGCGACCTCCCGGTGCCAGTCCTTGGCGTAGGGGTCAAACCCGTCCGTGATGCGAACCAGCGAAGGCTGGACACGCTCGCGGCGCAGGTCGATGAGTTGCTCGTAGCCGATCACACGAAGCTCCCGATGGACGACTGCTGAGGTGGGGGCCGGTGCGTCTGCGTTCGCTGGTTGCGGACCCAGTTGCGCCACGTCGCTTGCCAATCGGCCTTGCGCCCGTCCTTCCCGGGTTTGGCAACCCAGTAATCGCGGAACTCGTCGGCAACCGCGAGTGCGTTCAGGTCGGGGCGTTCAGTCCGAGCCCACGTTTCCCAGTCGTCCGGCAAGGTCCAGTCTTTCGGCAAGGCCGTGCCGCGTGGCGACTTCGCAGAAGGAGCTTTCTTCTCTTGTTCCTGTTCCTGTTCCTGTTCCTGATTCGCCATAGACTTTGTGGAAGGCTTCGGGGTAGGCTTTGCCGAATCCTTTTGCTTTGCGTTTTGCAGCTCATCGAAAGCCTCTACGTACGAGGGGCCAGCGCTTTCCAGGGCCTTGCGGATACCTGCAATAGCCTCGCGCTTCAGGTCGCATTCGGGCAATAAATCAAGCTCTACACGCCAGCCGCGCACCACGTTTGGAGACTCTGGCTTGTTGTGCTGGATAGCCTTCGGCAGCCATATCAGCTTGGCTTTGAAGTCGGCTTTTGCCATGCCTTGCCCGGAGACTTCCAGAAAGGCTTTGTCGAAGGCTTCCTGCTCCCATCCCAGTTCTTCAGCCATGGCGGCGCGGCCAGCGCGAAACAGTCCAGGAATGGCAGTCGTGTGCGGTCCGGTCAGCAAGAAGAACCACAGGCCTTGCCCAGATGGGGGAATGGCCGACAGCTCGCGGAACTTCTCGTCCGACCAGGTGCGCACTTCGATCTTCCGATAGCGACTCATGCAACCCCCTTCGCATCGACAAGGCCCGCTTTGCGCGCGTTGCAGGACTGGCAGAGGCATTGCATGTTGGTCGGGTGGTGGCGCCCCCCGTTGCGTCGGGAAACAATGTGATCGGCAATCAGATTGGTGGTGGCGCCACACAGCCTGCAGCGTCGGCCGTCACGGTGGATCACGAACTCGCGCAAGGCAGCGTGGGCCGGGATGCGCATCTTCAGCCGCCCTTTTATTTGCGGCTCGATCCAGGCCACTCCGTTGTGGTCGATCCAGTAATCGCGCATCAGTGGCTCGCTTCCCAGGCTGCGAACTTGGCCGCATGGCGGGCTAGGGTCTGAGCCTTCTGTTCTTCCATGTGCCTGCGGGCCCCGTCACGGTCACCTAATGCCATGGCGATTTCGAGCTCCACGCCAGCGACCTGTGCGGCCAGCTCGCGGCGCTTGTCGATCAAGGCGGCTATCTCGGAATCGGTGGAGCCGGTAACTACTGCCTCACCTGTGCGGAAATGAGGGGGTTGATTCAGGGGCTTCTTGGGGTTCCAGAGGGTCATGCTGCTGCCCTCATGTCGCGCCACATGCGGCGTTCCACCTCGCGCTCCATCTCCACGCGGGCGAGCTTTTCTTCCGCTTCGCGCAGCTTCTTCTCCACCTCAGATTCCTTGCGGCGCAGGCTCGACAGGTCGTAGCCCCGGGCGTTCAACATCCAGAACAAAGGGGCGTCGTTTCCGCAGAAGTCCATCAGGGCTTCAAACTTCGGCCAGGTCACACCCTCTGCCCCGGACTGCCAGCGCGACCACTGGGCTTTGTCCATCTTGAGCTTGTCGGTGACTTCCTTTGGCTCATAGCCAGCAGCCTTAATGCAAAGACCAATGGCGTCACCCAAGGTCTTCTCGCGGGCAAGCTCTTGCGCGGTCACGTTGGACGGGAATCCGAGCTGGTTCACAACGCTTCTCCAATCAGTTGAGTGGTGTTGAGAGGCTCGCGCGGCGAAAAATGAGCGCCATGCAAAGCACGAAAAGAAAAACGCCCAGACCCGAAAGCCTGAGCAAAGGCCACTGCGAAGTGGCTGGGGAGGGAATGGGAGGCCATGGGCTAGGCCGGTTGGGTGGCGGGCTTGGCCTTGCGGACAACGCTGCGATGCAGCGCCTGCAATGCGCGATAGTTGCGGGACATGACGTCCTCAACTTCGCCGCGCTCTATCTTGGAAATCGTCGGCTGAGGGATGCCAGTTCGCGCTGCGACCTCAGCCTGCGTCATCCCAGTGGCTCGAATCGCGGTCAAGTAGTCTTTCGCTTCCATCGATTTATTCCTTTGCGACTATTCTAGCAAGTCGTTCAAGAATATGCAAGAAGGATTAAATGGGTGGATGGACACCCTTGGCAAACGACTCAAGCACGCGCGAAAAGAGCGCGGCCTGACGCAGCAACAGTTGGAGGTTGCTTCGGGCGTTAAGCAGTCGGATATCTCAAAGCTGGAACGCGGCGAATCCAACACGACAACCCAGCTAGTGAAACTGGCGCGCGCTTTAGGATGCTCGGCGGAATGGCTGGACACCGGCAACGGCGCGATTTGGGGCGGCGAGGCTTCCCAGGCTATTGACCTGGACGACAACGCAGACTTCCCCGCCGTGCGCCGGGTGAGGTTCAAACTTTCTGCCGGGGCCACTGGCTTTGCCGTGGACTATCAAGATGACGACGGCGCGCCCATAGTTTTCCGGCGCACCTGGCTGATTGGCAAGGGGCTTAGGGCCGACAAGCTATTCGCTGTATCCGTCGCCAACGGCAGCATGGAGCCGGGCCTGTATCACGGCGACACTGTCGTGGTGAACACCGATTCCACCAAGCCTAAGGACGGCGTAGTCTTCGCCGTCAACTATGAGGGCGAGCTGGTCATCAAGCGCCTTGTGCGAGATGCTGGGCAGTGGTGGCTTTCCTCGGACAACCCTGATGCGCGGCTCTACCCTCGCAAGCTTTGCGACGAGCATTGCATCATCATCGGGGAAGTGGTTCACAAGCAAAGCGAACGGATCTAAGGAGGGGCGATGACAAAATTTGCGCTCGTGGCGGCGTGTCTACTTTTTGTAGGTTGCAATGCAACCCTGCCGCAGCAACCGGCCAAAACCACTGCTGACGACCCGTCTCGGAAGTGCTACACATCATTGGGCGATGACCCGCATCTCAAAGTGCTGCACGCCAAGGTGGGCCGCCCCAACGATCCAAGCACCACCACGCTGGCCATGCTTGCAAGCACGGAGAGAGCAACCTCCGCCGAAGAGAAGAAAGCCATTCAGTATTGGGCCAGCATCCGCAGTGTCTGCTTGGACGCGGGGAAACGCTTTCGTGAAATTCACCAACCCCCAATGTATGCAGGCTTAGTGGAAAGTCAAAACGAGCAGTTTGTGATCCTGCTTTCTAAGCTCTACAGCGGAGCGTGGTCATACGGGGAGTTCAACACCAAGCGTAAAGAGCTGGCGCAGGCGAACCAAGACAAATGGCGGAACGCGCATACCCAGGAGACCCAGGCGAATCGTGCCGCCCAGGAAGCTAAAGCCGCCCAACAAGCTCGCGCTGATGCGGAGTTATCTAATGCCCTTTTGCTGCTGCAGCTGTCGCAGCCACGGCCAGCACCCGTGGCGCCACCAGTGAGTTGCCAATCCCGCAACGTCGGCGGAACGGTTTACACCGACTGCCGATAAAGCTCATAGAAGTGAGCAAAACGGGGGGAATGAGTAGTTCTATGAATGCGAGTGCGCGATGGACGTAATTAAGGACTTCGGCTTCGGGCAGTTGCCCGACGGGTCAATTCAGTTCTCACTGGAATACGCGGACGGCACACAGCGTGTTGGAATACTGAACCCCGAATTGGTCGGGCTCTTACTTTCCACCCTCATGCACTTGGTGCCGCAAGCAAACGACCCAGCGGTTAAGCGCCATGCTCAGCTTTTGACCATCCGGGAGGTAACTGGCCGTGTTGAACATGGGGTTGCCACCTTATCGTATGAGCTAGAGGGGTCACCCGCTCGCCTAACGTCAACGATACCAGCTGATTCCGCCAGGGCCTTATCACGGGCTTTGGCCATGGCATCACAGGACCCGACACGTCACTAGCGCTGTCTTCCATCGCCATCTCCTAGCCGCCCACCGAGGCGGCTTTTTGTTGCCTACATCCTACTACGTATCTCCATAAGTAGTTGCACTTTATTCTTTTGCGCTTGCTTTTGAATATTCTTTAACGCATAATTCATCCATCGCCAGCCAAACAGCAGCGACAGGGTGCCAAGTGATCGAGCCGGTGCCGACAGTTCTTTAAAAACTGAGGGTGATGTGATGGGCGCGGCGAATCGGCGTACTGCGCAAGGGAGGTGGGTAGCACGCTGCAGAGTGTCCACTGGCTCTAGGGGCTTGGGGACTCGTCACGACCCAGGGCGCCCTTCACATCACCTTCAAACACCCCCTGCGGTTCGCACTCAAACGAGCAGACGACAGCAGGCGCAGCCCCGAAGCGTGACCAGGGGTGAGGGGCCAGCACCGAGAAAAGCAAGCTGGCGAATCAATCCGTGCCCGCGTGGGAATGAGCGGATTGAGTGAGTGAGCTGGAGCCTGCTGCGGCAGGGAGATGCCAGCCGAGCCCTTGGCAACAGGGGCAAAACCAGAGCGGATTGATGGTCAGTCCTCTCTGTTTTTCAACGAAGGAAGCAACCATGCGCGAATTGTTTGAAGACTTTTTGATGCCAATTATTGGCCTGCTCGCCGTTCTGGCGGTCTTCTTCGCTATTGCGATAGGGGTAGGCGCAATTTTCGATTCGTACCAGTGCTCGCGGTACGAAAAAGTTACTGGGAAGCCCACCCAGTACGAGGGACTTTCTTGCTACGTGCAGGACGGCGGATCTTGGTATGCGTGGACTGAGTACAAGCACCGCCTTGCTACTAAGGGAGAGTTCCAGAAATAACCCATCCGCACCCCGGACAACGGGGAGATGCCGCTACAGGCCCTTCATTGAGGGGCAGCATCAAAGCGTCTTGATTGCAGGGCGTTTTGATGTTTTATCGGGATTGCCCCTAACATGATGCAACGGAGAAATCATGACTACCACATACCACCCCGAAGTCTTGAAGACATGCGCCATTTTTGGCTGCACACCAATGCAAGCTCTGGCGCAGTACCGTGCCAACGCTGTGCAACTGCGTGCGGCAGCGGAAAAAGCGCAAGCCCTCCCAGTGGGACGCAAGTTTCGGGGAGCGCCAGCAGAAGTATGGGCGGAACGCGCAGCGAAGTTTGAGGAAATCATCGCCGGGTAAACACCGCCACGCTGCAGCAACAGGCCGCCTAGTGCGGCTTTTTTCATGGGAGAACGTATGCAGACAGTCGCGGCCCTGTTCGCCCGGTCAGACAGTGTCTACAAGACGCTCCCCGGCTGTGACGTGTACGACATGGAGCGAGATGCTCGAATCTATGACGGCCCGCACCCTGTAGTGGCCCACCCGCCCTGTCGAGCGTGGGGGCGTCTGCGGACCTTTGCCAATCCTAGACCTGATGAGCGCAACCTAGCGCGCCTAGCTGTGGCACTTGTCCGAGAGTTCGGCGGCGTGCTGGAACACCCTGCCGGCAGCACCCTGTGGGCTGCTCAAAAACTGCCACATCCTGGCGCGCGGGACGCTTTTGGCGGATGGACATTCTCGGCGCCTCAGCAATGGTGGGGCCACAAGGCAGAGAAGGCGACGTGGTTCTACATCGTTGGCTGCGAGCCATGCGACATACCAGACGTGCCTCTGGTGCTAGGCGAAGCGACACACGTTGTCCAAAGCCGAAAGCGCCAGGACTACCGGCCACACATCACCAAGGCAGAGCGGGAGCACACGCCGCCCGATCTTGCGGTCTGGTTGGTTGACTTGGCCCGGCGCTGCGTCACACACAAATAACCCCCCCCCCGGATGCCGCTACAGGCCCTTCACCGGGCCAAAAACAAAGGCGCTTCGTTGAGGCGCTTTTGTTTTTTCAACCAGGAGCAGCCTGTGAACGACAACACCCGTATCGAATTGACCGACAACGTAATGGATGCTGCCATCAAGCTCAGCGACGGCAACCCCGGAGCAATCGCCGCCATCATGAAGATGATGGAGCACGCACCAACAATTGATCCTTATTCCGCCTTTGGCGCCATGGGTCCGCTTTTATCTCTGGACACCCACGGCATCTACGGTTCTGAAATTTGGATACTGTGGAAAAACATCTGCGGCATGGACGCTGTCAAGGCTCAGACGCTTTTCCGCTCCGTGCAACTGGGCATCATGCCTGAGCGCCGTCTCACTGATGCTGCCAGGTCCGGTCTTAGTGATTTTGATTTCGCAGACCTTCTGGAAAAGGTCAAAACCAAGCTGCCGAATTTCGCTGCAGTGCACGCCTGAGCGCCCC